TTGCCGTGATTATTTACAATCTTTTTCACGATATAAACAGTACAACCTTGATTTCTACATCGACAATAGCACTTCAAAAAGCCATTACAGAAGAATATATACCGCAAATAAGCGATATTTTAATGAAGTACAGAATAATCAGAAAACCGCTTGATTTTGCAGTACGAAAAGGCAAATCCCATTATATATGCGATATTAAACTGAAAACATATCTTTCATCACTTGAAAAGAATAAATCAGAAAGAGATGAAGCCCTTGTAAAGACACTACGCAGATTATCGGGAGTGAACGAACAGGAGATAGACTTGGACTTATACCCGTTGACAAGATATGTTAAAGACAGAATATGTGTAACCAATAAATGTAACGAACTTTGTAGCCGTTATGATTCATGCAGATTTATACGGTTTACAAACAGTTGTTTGTATCATAAATATTATTTTCAGATTGCAAATCATAACTATGTATTTGCTGACCTTATGAGCTATAGGCCCCTGTTGCCTAAATATAAGGTTATTATTTTTGATGAAGCTCACAAGCTGTATGATGTAGCAAAGCAGATGTACGGATGTTATTTATCAACTTCCGAATTTACAGAGCTTATAACCTACATTGAAGATTGCGGAGCAGAACCGTTAAAGGGCTTTTGTGATTCCATAAATAACAGTTATCCAAAACTCTTTGGCAGAATAACAGGAACACTTGAAGAAAATGAACGAACCCCGGAACGCAGGGATGCGGATATTGATGCGTATTGTATCAGCTATATGAAAAGCATAATTGAAATGCTTGAATGTATATGTGAAACCGTATATAGCTGTGATGAGATTAAAATTCACATTAAGAAGCGGAGAATACGGAAAATGTCTGAAAGTATCAAAAACAAACTGCAAACCTTTCTTGCCCCGGAACAGCTTGTGTGTTGGTATGAATACAATAATAATGCTTGTAATTTGTGTTCTATCCCTAAAGATTTAAGCAAGCAGATATATACGAACCTCTGGAACAGAGAGGTATTGTCTATTCTGACATCAGGTACATTATCCGCAAACGGAGATTTTAACCTGATGAAAAACAAATTGGGTATAGAATATCTGCAAGCTGATAAAATTGCAGAAACAAGCAAAAAATCACCTTTTAATTATAAAGAAAATGCTCTCATATATATTCCTGAATATATACCGTTTCCGAATGTGAAGCGTGAAGGATATATTAGAGCAGTAACAAACGAGATTGACAGGCTTTTGAAAGCTACATACGGTCATTCGCTTGTTTTATTTACTTCTTATCGGCTTATGGAGATAGTTTTCAATACTATCAGCAAAAACAACTATGATTATCCGTTTTTCATAATGGGCAGAGGGCGCATTGATGCCTTGAAGGATTTCAAGATAAGCGGTAACGGTGTCTTGTTTGCGAGTGATGCTGCCGGAGAAGGTGTTGATATTGTTGGAGATACATTATCTAATCTGATAATTGTCAAATTGCCTTTTGCAGTACCCGATCCTATATCAAAATATGAGCAGTCGGTTCTCGGTGGTCTTGATACATACTTAAAGCAAATCAACACACCGAATATGCTTATAAAATTGAAACAGTATGTAGGCAGACTAATCAGGAGCGAAAAGGACACAGGCATAGTTGCTATTCTTGACAGCCGAGTAAACTCTGAAGGAAAATATCGTAATGTTGTATTGGAATCACTTTTTGATGCAGATGTAACTAATAACATAACAGAGGTTGAACGGTTTATAATGGATAAGAAAGATAAGACATATTTTGAGTAAGGGAGGATTTTGAATGAATAATAATACTATTGTTGAAATGAAGCATACAGATATAAGAACAGTTGATAAGTCAAAACTTGTTGATATTAGCACAATCAAAATCAATCCTTCAGACAGCCCGGAAAAGAAAATGAAGGATTATGTAGAACAAGTTAAAAATCCATATTGCTTTTTGTGTGGCGGTTATGCAGTTAAACTTGAATTTGAGAATAGCGAAAAAACTATGGAGGATTGTTTTATTAACTACATAAATTCACTTGTATAGATTCGTATATGATGCACAAATTTTAATCAAATCCGAAAAAAGTCTGGACTCTTAAAGATTTTTATGCTATAATGAGTCCAGACTTATAAAAATTAAATAGGTTTTCCGAAACTCTTGGATATTGACGATTCGGGTTTGATTCCCCGTATATTGTTGATAGACAGGAGGTTTTTTTATGTCAAAAATAGAGTACAATGCCGCCCTTTATCTTCGTTTGTCTAAAGAAGATGGAGATAAAGAGGAAAGTGACAGCATTGCAAATCAGCGAGCATTAGGTTTACATTTCATCAAGAAGAACCCTGATGTTAAATTATACAAGGAATTTATAGATGATGGATATACGGGTTCAAACTTTGACAGACCTAATTTTCAGGACATGATTGATTTAATTCTGAAAGGAAAGATTAACTGTGTTATAGTTAAGGATTTGTCACGATTTGCAAGAGAATATATAGATGCAGGGTATTACCTTGAAAAACTTTTCCCTGCAATGGGCGTAAGATTTATTTCAATCAATGACAACATTGATTATAAGGTTGACAGCAGTAATAATACAAAGCTGATTGTTGCCTTTAAAAACATACTTAATGATTCCTATATCCGTGATACATCAATAAAAATCAGAAGCCATCTTGAAGTTAAAAGACAGAGTGGCGAATATATTGGTGCATTTGTGGTTATGGGGTATCAGAAATCGAAAGAGGATAAGCACAAATTAGAGATTGACAAGGATGCTGCCGTATTTATAAAACAGATTTTTTCGTTATATTTTATGGGTATAAGTGCATCTGCAATTTCTAATAAGCTGAATTTATGCGGTGTGCCGTCACCTGCTGAATACAAAAAACAATGTGGTAGTAAATACAAGGCAAATGCACAGAAAAGGCATACTGCACGATGGTCGGCAAAAGCAGTTATACGAATATTAAGCAACCCGATTTATATGGGTACGCTTATACAGGGTAAGCATACAACGGTTAATTATAAGGTGAAAAAAGTCATTGTGAAGGATGAAAGCGAATGGGCGGTAAAGTATGATAACCACGAAGCGATTATACCGCAAGACTATTTTGAACGAATACAACACCTTTTAAAACAAGACACAAGAGTATGCCCCGGAAATGAAGAACCATATCTCTTTTCAGGCTTTTTGAAATGCGGTGATTGCGGTGACAGTCTTATCAGAAGAAATAACAGACAGAACGGCAAGGAATATGTGTATTATATGTGTTCGCAAAACAAATTAAAAATGGGATGCACTTCTCATAGAGTAAGTGAAACGGTATTATACACATCTGTTTTTACCGCAATAAATACTTATTGTAAAAATGTTGCTGATTTATCTGAAAGATTAAACGCAGTACCATTGGATAAGATAAAAGCAGTCAAACTTGCAAGAATTGATAAGGCAAGCTACGATAAGAAAATGGAGATAAAGGACTTAGAACGCACAATAGCTCTTGTTGAAAGACGATTTATTGATAAAAAAGAAAGTAAAGAAACATTTGATGAAGTGTGTTCGGATATAAAATTATCCATTGATAGCTTGGAAAAAGAGATTGCACAGTTGGCAGTTGAAAAAGAGAATATCCAAAGCGAAGTTCAAAGAAATATGGCATGGATTCAGGTATTTACCGAAAACGGTGAGATAAAGGAATTAAACCGTTTATTATTGGCAAATTTGGTTAAAGAAATCGTTGTATATGAAGATAAGAGAATTATTGTTAGGTTCAATTATCAGGATAAATATATGCAGCTTTTATCTCTTGTGGAACAAGTTAATATTAAGGAGGCGGTATAAATGGCAAGAAAAAGCAAGCGACAGCCGAGATTAACAGATATATCGCCGGAATTGTTGGGCGTATATAATGTCGGTGTATATTTAAGACTTTCTGCTGAAGAAAAAAGAGATAACCCTGACAGAGAATCAATCGAATATCAAAAGCAGATATGTCTGTCGTATTTGCAGGACAGACCTGAAATGATTTTACACGATATTTATGTTGATAATGGCGAAACAGGCACTAATTTTGAGCGTGATGATTTTCAGCGAATGATGTATGACATTTATAACGGAAAAATTAACTGTATTGTTGTAAAGGATTTATCCCGTTTCGGCAGAGAATATATTGAAATGGGAGATTATGTAGAGAAGGTATTTCCGTTGCTTGGTGTCAGATTTATTGCGGTTAATGATAGGGTAGATAATGAGGTAACACCGCTTGATATTTCTGTACCGATTAAGAATGTTATAAATTCCATGTATGCAAAGGATTTATCAAAAAAATCAGCATCCGCATTAAGAATGAAACAGTTGAACGGTGAATTTGTCGGTGGCCCTGCTCCATTCGGATATGTAAAATCAGAGGAAGATAAGCATAAATTTGTTATTGATCCTGAAGCTGCCGAGATTGTAAAACTGATATTCAAACTGAAAATGCAGAAAATGGGCAATATGACTATTGCTCGCAGATTGTTTGAAATGGGAATACCCACACCCTCAAAATATAAGTATGACAAAGGGCTTGTGCGACATAAGAAATATGCTGAATCTTTGTATTGGCATACAGGTACGGTAAGTAAAATTCTTAAAAGCGAAGCCTATATCGGAAATATGGTACAAGGCAAGACAAAATCGCACTTTTTTGACGGTATGCCAAACGAATATGTTGATAGAAAAGATTGGATAGTAATAGAAAATACACATCAACCTATTATTCCCAAAGAGGTATTTTACGCAGTTCAAGAGATTTTGCAAGCTGAAAAAGAAAAATTTGAAGCAACTCACAAAGGTTCAAAGAGTAGTGAAAAATCTAATATTCTCAAAGGGCTTGTTGTATGTGGTGAATGTGGTCATAAGACGAAACGCATGAAATGCAAGGATGGTAACTTTAGATATACTTGTACTACTCACATGAATTTTCCTACAGAGTGCAGTATGACATCAATCAATGAGTCTGTATTAAAAAATATTGTTATGCAGTCGGTGAAGTCGCAGATGTCGGCTGTTCTAAATCTTGAAACAGCAATACAAAAGGCTTTGTATAGTACAGAGGTAAAACAAGAAGCTGTAACATTAAAAAACAGGACAGACCAAGCACTTGCAAATATCATTTACCTGAAAAGCAACAGGGTAAGACTTACGGCTGATTTTGCAAAAGGACTTCTTGATGAAACCGAATATGAAATTGCAAGAGAACAGTTTGAAGCAGAGTTGCGTACAGAAAATGATATTCTTGAAACTTGCAATAAGGCAAGAGAGAAATTCAATAAACTATTATCTGCTGAAAAATGGATTACTGAATTAAAGAAACATACAACTGCAAAAAAATTAAATGCAGAAATTGTAAATGCCTTTATTAAGCAAATTAGAATTTATCTTGATAAACGCATAGAGATAGTATGGAAATATGACGAATGTTTTTCTGAATATCTGTCTATGCTGAACGGAGGTGAGAGCCTTGCAGGATAAATATGTTATTGTGAAGTATCTTCGCCTTTCGCTTGAAGATGGGGATTGCCCTGAAAGTGACAGTATTAAAAATCAAAGGACATTGCTTGATAGTCATATATCATTTGTGTTTAAGGATATAGATTATGAGGTTATTGAATTGATTGATGATGGATATACGGGAACGAATTTCAACAGACCTGATTTCAAGAAACTTTTGGTATTGGCAGAAACACATCAAATTCAATGCGTAATCGTAAAAGATTTTTCGAGATTTGCAAGAGATTACATAGAGGTTGGGAGATATATGGATATAATATTTCCGAAATTGCAAATACGCTTTATATCCGTAAATAACAATTATGATAGTAAGGACTATGCAGGAACTACAGGCGGTTTAGATGTTGTCATAACGAATTTAACCTATGCTATGTATAGTCAGGACTTATCCGAAAAGATAAAGAGTGTTCGTAAAATGAAGTATCAGAGGGGCGAATATATCTCTAATTACGCAATTTACGGGTACATGAAAAATCCTGAAAATACCAAGCAGTTGATTGTTGATCCCGAAGCTGCCGAGGTTGTAAAAAGGATATACCTGATGCGTTATCAGCAGATGCAGTATAAAAAAATTGCTATTATCTTAAATCAAGAAGGTGTTTTGTCACCGAGTATGTATAAGAAAAGCAAGGGAATTACCAATCGTGATTGGACGGGCTTGAACACAACAGCATATTGGTGTGATGCCGTTGTAAGAGTGATTTTAACTGACGAGCGATACACCGGAAAAATGGTGGCACGAAAAAGCAAACAACCTCTTGGCAGTACAAAACGGATTTATGTTGAAAAGGAGCAGTATTATATTGTCGAGAATACACATGAAGCAATTATATCACAAGAGCTTTTCGATAGCGTACAACTTGTAAATACGAACAAAACAACGAAAGTACATAACAAAAAGCTATTTACAGGATTACTTCGGTGTGGTGGATGTAGTCACCTTCTTACGCAATCAGGTAAAAACTATTATTGCAGACATAATGATTATGTTGGTAGTGCAGATTGTCTATGTGAACGCATAAGTCATCAGGAGCTTGTGGATGTGGTCGGAAAAGCTGTTGAAACCGAGCTTTTAAAAACAGCAGATATTATAAAAGCCCAAAGCGAAATTGATGAAAAATCAAAAATGCACAGAAGCAAGGTGCAACATATCCAAAATCAGATTGATAGACTCAAGCGTAAGAAAGTAGATGGTTACATAAAGCTCACTAAAGGAGAAATATCAGACGAGGAATTTCAAGCGATTACAACTGATATTGAAAAGCAAATTGCACTTTGTAATGAGCAAATGCAGATGCAACAGGAAAAAACATTGTCTGCCGAGGATTTGTCAGTTTTACAGTTGTTTGGTAAATATGTAGGTATTAAAGAACTGACAAATGAAATATTGTCTGATGTGATAAAAAGTATTTATGTGTATAATGATAAGCGTATAAAAATTGTATGGAACTTTAAGGAAAGGTTGGTCGAAAATGTTATTTGTGAAGAAAAAGAAACAAGTGCCTAAATGTGCGATATATTGCAGGGTGGGTACATACGAACAGTTAAAATGTGCAGGG